TCCCTTGTCCAGGGTGTATTGCAAAACCAAAATAGAGATCAGATAAGAAGAGCGCTTTTACAGGACCTGGATGTCAGGCCATATCAGGTTGAGACAATCATAGAGACATCTATGGCAACGTACTCAAGATCACTCACTCTTTTGCAGCTGCAAGATAGCCCCGACCAAAAGCTAATATATACAGGCCCTTTAGATTCTAAAACAAGGCCCGTTTGTATAAGGATGTTAAAAGAGCCATCGTTGACGCAAGAACAGATAGAAGCAAAATATCCAGGGGCTTTGCGTGACGGGGGTGGATTTAACTGCCGGCATGAGTGGCAGCCACTGTCACCCAATACTAGTAATAAAGATACAAGGCAAAAGGCAAAAGTTGCATATCAAGGCATGATGGATAAAGCAAAGAAAAAAGGCAGATCCTTCAAAGTGCCTAAGACATTGCAGCAATATTATGAGTCAAAATAATGTTTAATTTTGAAAAAGCATTCAAACTAACAAAGCCATTTTTTAAGGCTGTAGGGCAAAATGCTCTAAAAAAGCATAAAGCCCAAATATTTGATGATGGTTTGAATCAGGATGGCAAGCCGTTTGCAGAGTACTCTACATCCTATAAAGCATTTCGTAGGAGAAAAGGCAAAACAACAAAACCAAACTTGACCCTATCTGGTAAACTTAAAAATTCATTTAGACATGTAAAAGCATTTGACGATGGGTTTGAATATGGTATCAACAATCCAGAGATGGCAGAAAGATATGAGTTTCAAAACATAAATAAGAAAAGACGCAAGGATGGTAAGTTTGCCAGAAGATTTGTAAGCACAAAAAAACAACCAATGACCCCGCAAGTACAGGAGATGATTATGGAGCAAACTCAAAAGCAGTTAGCACGGCAGATAGCAAAAGAGGTACGAAGCAAGGGCTTTGGTGTAATCATTTACAAAAATTAAAAAAAGGACGATCATGGAACAAGATGCAAAAGTCGAGCAGACCGCTCAACCCTTAGAACAGGGCGAAGTTCAAGAAAACAACGACACCAACGCAGATGTCGGAAGTTTAATCGCAGATGCGAAAAGATACAGAAAGCGTAGTCAAGAAGCAGAAGCCAAGCTAAATGAATTGCAAGCTAAGCTAAATGAGCAAGAAGAAGAACGAATGCAGAAAAACTCAGAGTGGCAAGAGCTTGCTGCAAAGTATAAATCAGAACGAGATGAATACAAAGTTATGGCGGATGAAGGCGCAAAGATTAAAGAATCTGTTAGAAGCAGCCTTTTAGAGCAGCTTGACGATGAGGACCGTGAATTTGCAATAGACTTATCAACTGAGAAGTTGCAAAAGTTTGTGAATAGATCGGTAAAACCAAAAGTAAACACAAATGAATCTTTTTCTACTCCTATGCCTGACAAAAGGGTCAATCCATTTAAGGATATGACCGCTGATGAAAGAAAAAGGAATTGGAAGAAGGTTCTACAATCTTACGTTAAATAGATAGCGTAGAAGGGAAATATCATGGCATTAAGTGAAAATTTCTCTGGTGCTTCGGTTACTACTAGTACTGCCGCTAAATAAAATTGGCGGCATAAAATCGCGGAATTAAGCGGGAAGGCTAAGTCGTTAGATAAGCTAATCCGAACCGAAGGTGTAAGCCAGGGGCAGAGCATAGATTTTGAAATAATAGATCCAAGAGGCCGCGACAACGAGAGTTGAAAAGATATGCCGAACTTTAGGGAAACCTAAAGAAGTAAAGGATAAAAAGCCTTTACGGTAACAGCTGTAAGTCTAACAATAATAGGACTTACAATGAATTTTATTCCTGAGATCTGGACTGATGGTGTAAAGAATTACTTAGAACGTGCTTTAATCTTTGAGCAAGTTGTTGATTCTTCGCTAAATGGTCTAGTTAAGGGTAGAGGTGATGTGTTCAAAGGGACGTTTTTATAGGTAACTATAATCATTATTATTGGGGAAAAAATCTGGGAACCTAAGTCGTAAGATAAGGCAATCAGAGGTGAAGGCGTAAGCCAGCCGCAGAGACTAGAAAGTGAAATAATCTTTCCACGAGGCCCCGACAACCTACTGGGTTGAAGAGATAGTCCGACACTCCATAGAAATGTGGAGAGAATAGATAAAGAGCTATTCGCTGTAAATCTAATTATTGTTAAATTTACAGTCAGTGCCACATCCCTAAGTTAGCAGAAGCTAGTGATGCAGCCAAGTCAGCAGAGACACTTGTAACATACTCAGCAAACACTCATGGAGAAGCTCAATTAACCGTTGGTGAACATCGCTACGTTGCTTCATTGGTTGAAGACGTAGCCGTAACCCAGGCCATACCAGGGCTGTTAGAGAAGGAAGTCTCTAGGCACGCGTATGCTCTCCAGAAGACATATGATGCATTCATTGAGTCTAAAGTAGAAGCAGCTACCACAAACGGTACTTCATTGGCAGCTGACAACGTCATTACCGCAGCTGAATTGCGCGCGGGAATGAAGACTTTGATGGAAGCAGACGTTCCAATTCAGGAATGTAACTTAGTCGTAAGTCCAGCATTGTACACTGCTCTATTGTCGATTAGCGATTTTGTGGACAGTTCCAAGCTAGGACAGGCTTCACCAACATACAATGGGCAATTTGGATTATTGTATGGCATGAACGTGATATCTTCGAATGTCATGGGGGCTGCTACAGGAACCGGAACAGAGGTAAAAGACTTGCCGTCTGCGTAAGTGATTATGCAGATTATAATTGCGGAATTAAACGGGAAAGCTAAGTTGAAAAATAAGCCAACCCGAACCGAAGGCTATAGAGACTATAGTCAGGGGCAGAGCATAGCTGATGAAAAGATATAATTCAGCCACGAGTCCGCAACATCTCTTTAGAGATGAAAAGGTATGCCGATACTCAGACGAAAGTTTGAGATCCAAGATAAAAAGCTTGGTAAAACATTTGAGGATATATCCTACATCCTAGCTCGGTAAGTGTAGCACGACAGCTTGATCCGAGAGTGCAAGCCGAATATAGCGTCGACTTTTTAGGTATGGAGATGCCGTCCGCATAAGTGATTATGGGGATTATGAATGCGAAATTAAGCGGGAAGGCTAAAGCATTAGCCATGCTAACCCGAACTGAAGGCTTGAAGCAAAATTTAAGTCAAGGGCAGAGCGTAGATCGTGAAACTGCGAAGCAGAATATAATCGATCCAAGAGTTCGCATCATCTTAAATAATGATGAAAAGGTACGCCGATACTCAGACGAAAGTTTGAGATCCAAGATAAAAAACTTGGTACAACAAATGACAAAAGTCGTTACTGATATGCTATATGGAGCAGTTACAGTTTTTGAAGGTCGTATACACGAATTCAGAAACCCGTAATAACCTAACCATCTTGTGGGGGCATTTATTTGCCCCCACTTGGGATAACATATGTACATAACACACGATTATAAATGCAACAAATGCAGCAAGATCTTTGAAGCTATGCTTTTGAAAGGTGATATGCCAACCTGTAGTTGCGGTTCTAAGGACGTTAAAAGGCTCATGAGCGCACCTTTATTTGAATTGAAGGGTAATGGTTGGCCTGGAAAAGAAAACAAGGCACAGAGCGATTGCAGAAAAATGTCACAAGGCCAACAAATATAATGTAGTCTAATTAAGCCATTATTGAAGCAATGCTAAGAAAGGAGACCTTCAATTGGCCAATTATACATCGGATTTTACCGGACCCATTATAGATTCAGCGGTTTCGCGAATCAATTCAACTGACGTTACTGCTGGAACCGTTACTGCTAGTAAAGGAGTTGTCGTTGACTCCAATAAGGATATAAGTGGATTTCGCAACATAGTCGCTACAGGAACCATCACCGCTGATTCCTTTACGGCTACTGGCAACACTACGATAGGCGATGCTGCAACAGACACCCTTGCGATAAATTCAACTATCACAACAAATTTAATCTTTGAAGGTTCAACAGCTGACGCATTTGAACTAACATTGACCCCTGGCGATCCTACTGCTGATCGCACTATAACCTTACCCGATGCCACTGACACTCTCGTTGGTAAGGCTACAACAGACACTTTAACTAACAAAACTTTAACTTCTGCCGTATTAAATACCGCAGATATAAATACACCAGATATTGATGGTGGCACGGTAGACGCTATTACATCCTTAACAGTAGCGAATAATGTAGACATAGGAAGCTTTGACCTCCGCGCAGCCACCCTAACCGCAGATGGACTTACTAGCGGTAGAGTGGTCTTTGCTGGGACCAATGGTGTTCTC